TTAGTCTATTTTTTGTAAGCCTTCTTTAACTGGTCGCTTTCTTCTTTCAGTTGTGAGGTTAACTTATCTAAAAACCATTTTCTTAATTGTACTGGGAGGTTATAACTTTCAAACAGTGAAAATCCGCCATAGTATTTTAGATAAAAGAACTGTTCATAGACATTTTCTTGGTAGCTATCACTTAAACCAAAAGAAGTCTGCTGAAAGCGGAACCTCCATGTCCGCTTGATAATCACATTTATTGCAGCTATAGCGTTGAGTCATATCATAACTCTTAACAACCTCTGAATAACGTCTTCTTAAATATCTTGAGTCGCTTGCTGGCATAGAGGATAATGCAGTTTCAAGAACGCTAAGATCTGTAACAGATTGAATAGAAACAATAATAAGCTTTAGTTGATCAAGCAGCATGGAGTCGTTTGAAGAATTCTTTTTTAATTCTTTGACTCGCAACATTGTTTTTTCGTCTTTACCGTTCAATGCCCTGCAAACAACTTTCCATTTTGTAGCAGGAAGGACCATTTCAAAATGACCGTTTTCGTCCACTTCTGCTTCTTCCATCTGTTCTTCTAATTTTGCTACTTTTTCTGAAAGATCAAAGGTGAACTTGTCTTTATTTTCGCAAGAAGGACAAATAACGTTAGTGACATACTCGGAACCATACCCAGAGATACGTGCTGAGACAACAATCGCATTTCTATCTTCTACGGTTAAAGAGTCTGGGTCAATCGATTTATCTACAACAAGGGACGCTATTAGTTTATCTAATGCAACTCCTTTTTTTAGTAGACTTTTGGAAGTTAGGATATCTTCTTCTTTTGCGGTCATCTGTTTGATTTCAATAGACGATTGACCGTATAGTGGATGATTTTGTGAATAGAACTTTCCTTTTGATGGTAATTCTACAAACTCTGTTGGAATAACAAAATTAAGGTTTAATCCTGACTGTTCTTGTGGCATTGGAGCAGCATCTTGTATTTGTTTATTTACTCCAAAACGTTCTTCATTATTTCTCATATTGCACTACCTTTCTTTTTGTGCTATTATATAGTATACTTTTTTTTTGTTAATTACCTAACTCCGCGAAGGCTTTTTCTGAAGAATTTGATGCAAAATCTCCTCTTGTTGCTTCTCTTTGTTTTTTTTGCCTCATCCGCTGTTACATATCGTACTGTCGTATTTCCAGCTGTGTCAGTTGTTGTAACTTTTGTCGTTCTTCCGGATGATCTATCAAATCCTTGTTCGCGTTTAAGTTGCTCTTCTGATGTTTCTTGCCTAACTAAACTTGGCGATATAGTTGTAGCTGATGTTTCTGAAACCGGTGTTCCTGAAGCTGGTGGGCTTGAGATTATTCTTTGCGCTTCTGATGTTTGTTTCGGAACAACTAATGGGGCTGTTAATAGACCACTGGTATCGTTCTCTGGTATGTTAGTACTGGTTTGTACTGTTTTTAGAGTAGAAGCTTCTGGGGCGGTGCTCGGAATCAGTGGTTTTCTTAGCAAGTCTGAAGTATCCTCTCTAGGATATTCTGGAAGTATATCTGACCTGCTGTTAATTGTAGGAGTTTTTGTGTCTTCTATTGTGTTTGTTTTCTCTTGTCTCTGTTTAATATTTTTATCGTCTTGACTTGCCCAATCATATTGGATAGTTAAAGAAATTTCTACTATTTCCTCGGCTCCATATGTAAGAGCGCCGTAATTTACAGAACTTATAAAACAGTTATTTAAGACCCATTCTTCTACTGAATCTCCATGTTGATTAATCTGCGTGATAGTTAAATTTAAAATTTTATTATTGCTTAGACCATCTTTATAAATCTGCTGATGACCGCCACCTGTTGGGACTTTATATCCAGAATCTGTAGAAAGTTTTTGCATAAACTTATCTAAAGTTCCCTTTGATTCATCAACTGTGGAAGCCAGCTTTATTGTAACTGGCTTCCACTTTAATAGTCCTGGATATTTAAATGTTTGTGTCAATAGTCTATGTTCTGTAAAAGAAACTTCATATTCTGGTTTGGAGCACTCTTTTAAAGCCCATTGAAACTCATCATCGCCAAAAGAAATATACCACCTATTTTGGCGTAAAGGTTCAAAGTTAGATACTATAGACCAGAATGCCATAATGTGTGGTATACTCTTTCTTAATTAAAATTTATGCTAATGCAGCAGAATCATATTTAACTGTGCATTGAATTTCTACAATTTCTTCTGATGAATAATCCAGTGAACCAAACTGAACAGATGTAAAAAATGGATTTATGATATTCCATTCTTCTAATTTTGCGCCTTCTGGATTAATTTGTATTAAGCTTAGTTTATTTCCAATTTGCTTAACAAAGTTTTCTTTACCTATTGTTTTATTTTGCTCTGGTACTGTTGGGTAGATGTAACCAGCATTAGTCAATATAGTTCTTAAAACCACTGATGAATTTGGGTCTGTCACCGCAGCGAATGTGATATTAATATCTTCCCACTCAAGACGACCTGGGTAGTTGAAGAAATGATTTAAGTATTTATGTTGTACAGAGTTTACTTTTGCTTTTGGTTTATCCGCTTTTTTTAGCGCATATTTCATATTATCTAAATTTCCCGAGCTTCCACCAAAAACTATGTACCATCTATATTGTCTTAGTGGTTCCATATTTGCGGTCCAGAACGCCATATCTTTGTTCTCCTGTTATTAATGCCTTTATTTAAATAGTGCTTAGTTTATTTTTTTACTTTAATCGTTGAATGAAGCGCCAGTAGGAGCTAATACGAAATCAAGTGCAATGAATTCAATAGCGCGAGTTGGCTTTAATAGGATCTTGGCATAAACAATGTTGCGATCAACAAGTTCTGGTGTTGTCGTAGTGCTGTCAAGAACAACTCTAAAGTCTGATAGACCAAATCTTGCTTGAACACTTTCAAGGAATGGAACAGCTAAGTTTGTAAAACGTTTCCAAGTTACTTCAACGTTTGGATCGAATAGAACAACTTTTGCCATGCTGCTGACTTCTTTCTTTAGATAGATCATTAGACGGCGAACGTTGATGCGATCAAGAGCACTTGGGGTTACTTGTAGAGTCTTTTGACCAAAGATAACAATTCCTTCTGCTGGGAATGTAGCAATTGGGTTGATGTTTGCAGCATATAGGTCATCGCGGTTTTTTGAATTCAAGCGTAGAGCTGTTTGAATTACAGGAAGACCAGCGGCACCATCAGTTAAACCACCACGGTTAAATCCAGCTGGGGCAAACCATAGTTCAGTTTTCTTTTGTGAACTTGAGAATGTTCCAAGAGCAGCAACGGATGGTGGAACCCATACGGTGTTGTTGTTAATAGTATCGCGGATCAATACCCATGGGAAGAATGCACAACCATATGAGCTATTGATACCTCTATCTGATAGATTGTTAATAACATCGGTCACACTTGGTTTAACAGTTGGTGCAGTTGGATCATAATCACCCTTTAGATCAATAATCGCAAGGGCATCACCACGAACTTCGCATTTGTCCATAAGAAGACCAGTTAGACCTTCATTTTCGATACCTGGCATAGCTGCAAGGTTCATTTCAACTATTTCGGCATCTGCGATTGCTTCTACGGCAACTTTAACGCTGTTATAAGCATAGTTGGTGTATTCATCGCCAACTCCAAGAACTCTCTTGTTAAATGGATCTTTTTCTGTTATATCAACACCGTCGCTTCCGCCAACCAATGGTAGAGTAAATCGGTTAAAGTTTGCTAATAGAACACTTGAAGAACCAAGTGCAGTAAATGATTGTCCTGCTGCTCTCTTTCCTTCTGCCCAAACAACTGGTTGTGATCTTTGAAATGTTGAACCAGAGAAAGAACCGCTTAGATCATCAAGGGAGAATAAGAAAGAATTTTCTCCGGAGTATCCAACTGGTTTAATTCTTACAAGGTCAACTAAATCAGCGTTAGTTTTTTTGGTCTTCTCAACGTTTGTTTTTAGACCAAAAAACATTGATGTAAATGAAGAGGCAACGCTATCTGCGGTTGTTTCAAGCATTGGAATTTCTGGTAGCATAAAGCTTGCAGAGAATATTTGATTTCCGGTCACTGCTGAACTTATAAAATCTACAGTAACAGATGAGCCGCTTCTTACAGCAACTGAATCGCTAATAACTGTTGGAGCATAGAAACCAAATGGAATTAGGTCTTTATCAGTTAAACCTGCGTCTACGTCAGAATCCATTTCTACGCGAACAAATTTTGAGTTGTTGTTGTATAGACCGTATTCAATAAATTCTTTCTTTTCATAATCCCAATTTGCATACTTGTCACCAATTTTCTTGGCGATGTAGTTTTCAGATGAAGGATCAAGAGATAGATTTGTATATCTTTCAATATATTGAGGAGTCATATCGTTGTCGCTCATTTTGCGAATCGATACGGTGAAAGAACCAAATTTAACATATTGATTTGGTGGTTCTTTGATGTCTTCAATTGAAATTTTTAGATTTTGGCTATTCCATTCGCCTTCGCTTAAACCAACAAATCTAAATAATTTTTGAACTGGGTATTCGCCATCCACAGCAGCAAAAGAACCTGTTGCTCCTTTGTGCTGAGAAACAACCCATCCCGATTCAGCATTTTGTGCTTCTTCCTTGAAGTTACCAAAATCACAACTTCCTGAGGCTAATTTAACCAAGCAAGCTGCAAAGTTTGAACCTGCGATGCTTCCAATTTTTTCTTCTACGAAGGTTCCGAAAGTTTCACCAAGGAAATATTCTTCTGGTGAGGTGGTAATAGAATCATTTGTTAGAATTGGGTTTGTATTTAAAACTGATCTAATATATTTTTTAGAATTCTTATCAAAATTAATTACCTTCTCTTCTCCACCGACAACAATTTTAAACTCTAATTGATTACCGGTTGCACGGATCCATTTGTTTTGAGAAGAGGTAGATTGTGCAGATCCTGATAGTTCTTTTCCAACAAGACCAAAATCAGTTCCGCTTGCGTCAGCATAAACTATTGCGGAAAGAACTGCATCTGCTGCACCATCAGTAGTAAAAATATCACCAGAACCACTGATTGGCATAACAAATAGGCCATAAGCGTTATTTGTTTTCCAACCAGCTGCGCCTGCAGTTTCTGCATTATCGTTTTCGTATCCACCAAGGCGAACGAAGGTAAGACCACCAGAGTTTTTTAGATAGGCTTGGGCGGCATATGCTGCATAAGTTGGAGCGGTTCTATTGCCATCTCTCCAAACATCTCCACCAACTCCACCAGCGACAGGTTCACCGAAGATATCAGTAAAATCTGAAAAGCTTTCAACTCTTACTGGGCGTAGTATTGGACCGCGTTGTGAACGGCCAATGATTGCTGGACCAATTGCATCTGGTGCTCTTGGAAGTCTTGAATTATCTATTTCATTGGTGAAAACACCGGGGCTTACAAATCTAAATTTATCTACTGACATTATTTATGTCTCCTTGATGTTGCTTTAATACGAATATTTACTATAAATAGTAGAGTGCAGTTTGAAATGTCTTTTTTACTTTGCATTAAATATACTTTCTCTTGCCTTAATACATTTTGCCAATATCTCAAATTTATGGTCTATTTGACCAAATAATCTTTTTGCTTCGTTTAGCGAAACTATCTCATAAAACGTATCACCGTATAGAACAAAATCGCCTTCTCTAACATATAAATCTTGATCTTCTATTAGTCTACGACGATGAAATTTTACAGTAATGGAAGTAAGACGATCCACGCCAAATGTTTCTGTAGAGGTTTTGCTTCCTTCCCACTCTACGAGAGCATTGATATGCACTGGAGATAAGAATGTTTTTTGAACAGCTTCTCCGTATATTGGATGATAGTTTGTGTGTTCGCGACTAATAGGATAATATACAATTGCTTGTCCTATAACTCTTTCTATCAATTCATCATTTACTTGTTTAACAAGATTTCTTTCCTTCTCTCCAAGAAAAAGTGGTGGAGGAGGAGCTTCTGGAGGTAATTGTTTTATATTTTCGTCTTTCTTCTTACGAGCCATTTAATTACCCCACAAATATCAAGTTTGGAACATATGTTTGGACTTTTTGAGCATCTTCTGATATCTTAGCAGTATCCTCTCCAAGCTTCGTATAGGTCATTTCGGCAAGTTGAGTCTTTAATTCTTCACGTAATTCTTTTTGTTCCTCTTTGCCTTCACTAATTAATTTATCACCATTTAAAGTGACGCTTTCTCCTGGAATTGGAATTGTTGAGAATTTGCTGCGAACCTGTCCCAACATTTCTTTGCAAAGAGCTAATGCAAATCTACGAATCCATTGTTTACCAATAGAGTTAATCTTGTCATAAGCAATATTAGAGAACGGTAAAGTATTCATATTATTTATACCATTCACACTGTTATCGGAACTGTTTAACGATGTATCTGGACTATCCCAACCGTTCTCATCTATTGTAAATTCAAACCAGTATTTAATAGGACTTGTTGTTGCTGGTACTGGAAATAGTCTAACGGTATTATTTCTTAGTTGAAATGACCAATCTGAAACTCTTGTCTTAATAGCATCTTCATATGCCATAGCTTGTAGTTTATTTTGCCAAGTAGGAATAACTTCAAATGTGCTATCGTCAGCATATTGACCGTATGTACTTAAGTTACCAACAACGTTCAAACCACCGAAGTAACCATAGAAGTTCCAGCTTGCGCCAGGTGTTTTATAAAACACTCTTCTGATACTAATTTTTTTGTTTGCGACATCTTTGCTACTTGAGGATGCCCAAGTTTCCACTGCTGCTTGTAAGTTGTAATCTTGTTGACCAGCAATAGTATTAAAAGAGGCTGAGTATATTGGTTTGTCGCCGTTTAATAAAGCTTCAGTGGCATTATATAAACCAACATTTTTTGCATATCCGATTGAAAATTTAGGCAACTTTAATGATATATCATCAGGAAGATCAGATCCAGATAATTGACCATCATTATTAAACGAACCTGTTTGTTGTCCTAATAAAAATGGAAGCGAATTTTTTGATTGATGTAAGTTTATAAGATATGAATATTCAAGAGTGGCTTCTTCATAAGCAGCATATATTTGCGTTTCAACAAGTTCAATATCAAGAACATCTCCACCAAGCTTTTTATATACGTGAGCAACTTCTTCAACCGCACCACTTCTAAAAAGATTTATTTGTTCTGGGGACCAGTAGTTATCATTTACGTATATTCCAAATGGTAACGAAGAAGTTGAAACATTAGCAACATTTCCTGTTGGTGGCAATATAACTTTGCTCATTGTTGAAGCTGGTGATAAAACTGGTAATGCCATC